CAAAATTCCCTATCCTGTTCGCGCCCCATCATGGAGCATTTTGGTTAGGAAAGTTAAGCGTTAAGGAGGAACCTGGAAAACTTCGAGTCTTTGCTATGGTGGACTCCTTGACACAATGGTTACTCTACCCGTTGCACAGAATGATCTTTGACAAGATTCTGAGGTTAATTCCTCAGGACGGTACTTTCGACCAAATCGCTCCTGTGAAGCGCTTAATCGCGCTTTTGCAGGAGGGTCGGGATCACCGCGTCTGGTCATTTGATTTGACTGCTGCGACGGATAGGATACCTGTTATGTTACAGGAGGTATTATTAGGGTTATTCATGACACCCGAGTTTGCACGCCACTGGAGGGCGATCCTCTGCGATCGAGACTATAAGGTACCCGACGAGCTTATTAAGCAAGAAGGGTGGAAGCGCCATAAAGGCGTAACCGGCGCGTTCGCGCGCAGCCTTCGATACGCAGTTGGTCAACCGATGGGGGCGTACAGTTCTTGGGCCATGTTGGCTCTAACCCATCATATGATGGTGCAGTTCGCCGCTTGGAAAGCGGGATGCAGAGGTTGGTTCGAACGATATGCAGTTCTCGGAGATGATCTGGTAATAGGAGATTACCGGGTCGCTCGTGAGTATTTAGAGCTCTGCCGTGTGATCGGCGTGGAAATCAATCTGTCGAAGTCAATAGTAAGCAACAATCTCTCGCTCGAGTTCGCTAAACGCTTCTTCCATAAAGGTACGGAGGTAACTCCTGTGCCTTTACTGGGATTGGCGGTAGGCTGGCTCGGTGTGAGGGATCTAGCCGAAATTGCTTCGCAGGTTGCTTCCCGAACAGGGAAAATTCCATCCTTTTACATGATGGGGCGCTTTATAGGTTTGGGTCTGTCGACCTGTACTGGACTAGGCCAAAAGCTGATATTTAGTATGGGCCGGCGAGCTCGATCAATCGTGTTACTTCTTTCTCGCCCAGGTTCTTCGCATGGTGTTGCCAGTCTCCTGCAATGGTATACGATGACCCGCGCAAGCGGATCAACGCTAGACCATCAAGGAGCGTGGCCGACTATCGCGGCTGTCGTGAGACAGCGTATTGAGCACTTCCAAGGCTTAAACCTCCGACGCCGCCTATATAAGGCGCTGCTAAGTTTCGACTTAGTACCCGCTTTGCGGGCGTACTGGGGGAGCGCGTTTGAGCGCATGGCCTGGTTTGGGCTCTCGCGATGGTGGGAAGAGAACGTAATTGTTCCCTTCAAAGCACCAATGTTGAAGAAACTAGATGAGATTGATGTAATAATCAAAGACATCAACCGGGTGATAGCTAGTAAAGATGAAGCGACTCTTCTTCGTTTATTACAAACTATGGAAGATCTGGAAGAGCAAGTTGCGATGGTGCCTACTGCAGTTCGTCTCCAAAGGGAGGAACGGGATGTTTCCCACCGAAAGGTGGATAAATATCCTAAGCGGGTGCGATCGTGGACAAAACTCATTCGGAAATTCCGTAGAGCCGACCAGACCGCAAGACATGTTTAAGGTTACTCTAAAGAAATCGATAGGTAAGCAACGTATTGCTCATAATCCGCGTGAGCGGTTTAATTCGACTTTGGTCGTGATACGCCTGATCGAAGTGGCCTTTGATCTGTTTTGTGTTTAGGTAGGCTAGCTCACTCAATGTCCTACTCACTAGGGGTGTTGACCTTAGAAAAGTCTTCACCCTAATGGATAAGATCCGACTCCCTCTACTGCCCATAACCTGCTCCCAGAGGGGAGGGTAAGTATGGAACAAGTATTCGAAAGCAGCTTAAGCTGAACGGGCCCGCTAAACTAGACCAATTAAGGTTTAAC